CAGAGTAAAAGAGAAAACTAAAAGTCCCGGCTACAAACAAATAAAGAATTTAATGAAGTCTATTGCGCTAAAAGCAAAAAAGCTTTTAGAGGATCAAGAGATAGTATTCTAGTATGAATGAAGAAGCATTTTTGAACGATGAGCAAAAAATGGCGGTGCTAAAACTTTGGAATGAAAATGAAGAGCCGCCATCTCTAATAGATTTAATAAAACAAGCTTACCCAGATGAGAACTACGATGGCAGGACAAAGTATGGTAAAGCTGTATCAAAGTTTCTCAGAGAGAGAAATCTAAATGCAAGAAAATCTCACGAATATCAGAAGAAAGAAGTTCCAGAATTAACAGAGGATCAAAAATCATATGTAGCTAATCACTGTGCTTTGATGAAGCCTCTCGAAATAGCTAGAGCCATATTTCAAAACAAAGAGCTTACGAATTTAAATAACGAAGTTAATCTTATTAGAGATTATATAAAAACTCTTGATCCAAGAGTAACTCATATCATAGCAGAAAATGAAGATTCTGCTAATGATGGAACCGGATACAAGCCGCCGAAAAGTTTAAATGCTGCGATACAAAGAATAAATAAATATGTTCCGACTGGATACGATAAAGATAAGCTAACTCCTGCTCAAAGAAAATGTGCAGAAGTTCTTCTTGGTTATCTTCATACATTTAGATACTCGCATCAAATAAATACTTATACTTCTGAACAAGATCAAAATTTGTTTGAAAGCTCTTTCATTAGATATACGCATGATAAGCCAGATCTAACTCAAGAAGAAGTTGACCAGTATATTGTACTTGCCACAGAAGTAGTCATTTCATCAAGTATCCAAGCTAATATCGTAAGGCTCCAAGAATTATTAGATGACATAGCTGACGATACAGAAGGACGAAGAATTTCTATGTCTCTTGTTGAGTCTATCAGTTCTGCTCGCACAGAATACAATCAATGCGTCAATAGGCAACAGAAACTTCTTAACGACTTGAAAATAAAAAGAAGCGAAAGAATCAGTAAACAGGTCAAGGAAAATGCTAGTATCCTTAATTTAGTAGAAGCTTGGAAGGACGAAGAATCTAGGATGAAAATGATCAAGCTAGCTAATATGAGAAAACAGATTGTCGAAAAAGAAATAGAGAATCTTTCTAGCATGGATGAGCTTAAGTCTAGAATTTTCGGGCTTTCAAAAGAGGAGGCTTTAAATGGTTAAGTGCGAAGAATGTTCCCAAGAATTTGAAGAAAGAAAAAAGCTCCATTACCACCTAAGAACTCATAAAGTTTCTCAGCAGGAGTATTACCACAAACACTTTCCGAAGTTTGATTTATATACTGGTGAAATTATCACTTTTAAAAATTACGAAGATTATGAATCAAAATTTTTTGAGAAAAAAGGCAACTTGTCAAGATATATATCGACAAACTCTACTAGCAGAGTAAAACAGGTTTTAGAGCAAATTTTAGATCACCGTATCAATTCAAAAGGTTTGACTTGGGAAATGTCAGAAGTTGAACTTAGAAGTTTGGAGTGGCCTTTCAAAAAACAAATTGAATTTATATATGGAGATTTTTCTATATTTTTTCAAAAGTTAAATAAAAGATATAAAGTCCCAGATTCTATAGCGGTTAAAAATCCAAATGCTAAAATATTTATAGATACAAGAGAGCAGAAGCCTTACGTATTTGAAGGGTGCAGTTTTGAAATAACAAATTTAAATTTTGGAGACTATGCTTGCGAGATTGATGGTAAAGAAGGAAATATTCATGTCGAAAGAAAAAACATGATGGATTTTATCCAATCTTTTTCTGCTACAAATTATCAAAGACTCAAAAAGGAGTTTCAAAGAGCAGAAGTATGTGGAAAGAATATTGTCGTATTGGTAGAAAAAGATTTAGGGTCAATGCTTAGTTTTGATAAAATGCCACGAATCCAAAGATTTGTCAGAGCAAGTCCTGAGCATATATTTCATAATGTTAGACAAGCTTATCAAGAATTTAGAAATGTGCAATTTCTATTTGTGAAAGACAAGGAAATAGCAAAGACTCTTTGTAAAACGATTCTTTTGAACGAGTGTTTATTCGAATATGATTTACAGTATCTATATAATATGAAATTACTGAATGTGGTTTGAGACGCAAAAATATAAAAAATCAGTCGTAGACTACAATAAAGAGTTATTGGAGTTGAAGGGGGATTTGTCCGATAAGCAAGCTAAGATCACTCTTGCTAAATTTCTTCGTCATAACATAGGATTTACTGTAGAGCTTATTTCTGGCGTAAAATTAGCTCCGGTGCAAGAGATAGTCTTGCGAGGAATGTTAAACAGAAATTTCAGTATGTTCGTAGCTGGTCGTGGTGTAGGTAAGTCATTTTTAGCGGCTGTATTTTGTGTTCTTCAATGCATCTTCGAACCTAACACGAAAATACTTATCGCTGGCCCTACTTTTCGTACGGCAAGATTTATCTTTAATAATATTGAAAAGCTTGTCGAATCTAAAGGTGCAGACTTATTGGCTCAAGCGTTCTCAATAAAGCCTTCGAAAAGAAACGATCAAAATGAATGGAAAATAAATGGTGGAACAATCACAGCTATTCCATTAAACGGAGAAAAGATTCGCGGTTTCCGTGCAAACATTCTATTGCTTGATGAGTATCTACTTTTGCCAGAAGAGCTTATTAAAACTGTATTAATGCCATTCTTGGTAGCTCCGCAAAACATGGGAGAGCGTATCGAAATCAGAGAACTAGAAGATAGGCTTGTATCAGAAGGGCTACTAAAAGAAGAAGATAGAATTGTTTTTGAAAATACTTCAAAGATGATAGCTCTTTCTTCTGCCAGCTACACTTTCGAAAATCTATATAAGACGTATAAAGAATGGATAGCAAAAATCCAAGACAAGGAAGTTGGAGAAGCGTCTTATTTTATTGCTCAATTAAGTTACGAAGCCATGCCAAAAGACATGATTGATAGAACAGTAATTGAGGAGGCTCAAGATGGAGGCTCGTCCAATGCTTCGTTTTTACGCGAATATTGCGCTCAATTCACTGATGGATCTGATAGTTATTTTAGTGCAAAGAAAATGCATGAATGCACAATTCCAGATGGGGAAATGCCAACCACAAGAATAAAGGGCGCAATTGATAAAAAGTATGTTATTGGAATTGACCCGTCATTTTCTAATAGCCCAAGTTCTGACTATTTCGCAATGTCTGTAATGGAAATAGATGAAGAAACAAAGACTTCGACATTAATTCATTCTTATGCGGTTGCTGGTGGAGATCTGAAAGATCACATAAAATACTTATCTTATTTATTAGAATCATTTGATGTTGAAATGATAATAATTGATAGTGCTGGTTACCAATTTATAGACAGTTACAATGAGTCAGAATATTGCCATAAGCATCTATCGTTCATAGATTTTGAAACAGATAAAGAAGGTTCAGAGCATATTCAAGCTATAGTAAAAGCTAAAGCTACCTACAATAAGGAAAATGGGGCTATCTGCATAAAACAGAATTTTACTTCTTCATTTTTAAGAAGAGCCAACGAATATCTGCAAGCTTGTATAGATCATAAAAAAGTATGGTTTGCTTCTAAAACTACAGCAAATGATGCGGCCTTCTCTAAAGCTAGCTCGCAAAGAGTGAACATGGATCTAGTTGGTCATCCGAATATTCTAGAATTTATTGAGTTTCAAGATGCTTGGGTTTACCAAACAAAGAAACAATGCTCTTTGGTAGAAGTCAAAACAACAGCAAAGGGAACTCAATCTTTTGATTTACCGCAGCACTTAAAGAGGTCCACTTCGGCTAATAAAGCCAGAAAAGATAATTATACTACTCTTATGTTGGGCTGCTGGGGTGTCAAATGCTATTTTGACACAAAAGACTACAAGCAAGAAGAGGTGGAGAATACTTTTGTTCCTTTTTTCGTGTAAGGTGTAAAATATAGAGGCATGGCTATCAGCAAGAAAAAACAACAGGCTCAAGGTGATACGATACAAGCTAGCTCAAAAGAACAGCTTCCATCTCCATTGATGGCTGAAATCAAAGCAGCTTCTACTGGCGTTTCTACGCGTACCAGAGGAAATCGTGCTGCCTTTATAGAAAGAACCCAAAGATTTACAAATATTGAAGATGGACTTATCCCATTCAATTATTCTAAGACTGCTCAAAATACTTCCAACCTTGATGTCAGAGACGCTGTTATTCTTTGTCAAAAAGCTTACTACAATATTGCGGTTTTCAGAAACACCATCGATTTGATGTCAGAGTTTTCTGTTGGAGATATTTATCTTGAAGGCGGCAATAAAAAGTCAAGAGACTTCTTTAATGCTCTTTTTAAAAAGATTAACATTTGGAATTTTCAAGACCAGTTCTTTAGAGAGTATTATAGATCTGGAAATGTATTTATTTATAGATTCGATTATAAAATCAAAGAGGATGAAATAAAGAAGATCACTCAAACTTTCGGAACATCTCTCCTCAAGGCTGCTGAAATGAAGCTGCCAGCAAAATATAGCATCCTTAATCCTGCTGATATACAAATGGGAGGTAATATATCATTCGCCTCTGGATCTTATTTTAAAGTACTGAGCGACTATGAAGTAGCAAGATTAAAATATCCAAAGACAGAGCAAGATCAAGAGGTTTTTGATAATTTGCCAGAGCAAGCAAAAAAGACAATCAAAAATACTGACTCTGGTACTGTAACAATGATTTTAGACCCAAGGCGTACGTATGGAGTTTTTTATAAAAAACAAGATTACGAGCCTTTCGCTGTACCATTAGGTTTTCCAGTTCTTGAAGATTTAGATTATAAAAAAGAATTGAGAAAAATGGATATGGCTATTAGCCGTACAATGCAGCAAGCAATTTTGCTTGTTACTACTGGAACAAAACCGGGAGAAGGTGGCGTCAACCCGAAAAACTTAATTGCTTTACAAAGCCTTTTCGCAAATGAGTCTGTCGGTAGAGTATTGGTCGCAGATTACACGACTGACGCTAAGTTTGTGATTCCACAGATCGCTGATATTCTTGATCCTAAAAAGTATGAAGTTCTAGATAGAGACATCAGGGAAGGACTTGGCAATATCCTTTTAAATGAAGAGAAATTCGCTAATGTTAAAATCAAGATGATAGTTTTTGTCCAAAAATTAAATGAATCTAGAAAAGCGTTTCTCAAAGATTTCTTGATTCCAGAAATGAAGCGGATTGGTAAAGAAATAGGATTTAGATCTATTCCTACTCCAACAATTCAAGACATTGATTTCGATGACAAGGTAGCTATTGGAAGAATTTACAATAGGCTTGTAGAACTTGGCGTTTTGACTCCGGAAGAAGGCTTACACGCACTCGAAACTGGACGGCTTCCAAATTTTGATGATTCAATTGAATCTCAAAGAAAATTCCAAGCTTTAAGAGACGAAGGTCTTTTTCAGCCTTTGATTGGCGGAAAAGCTGGAGGACCATCTCCAGACGCTGGAAGACCAAGCGGATCTGGAGGAGAAAGTCAGATAGAGACATCAAGGGCTAGTGAGCAATATTCTATGAAAAAACTCGTAGAATTGATGAACCAGTATGATTCATTAGAAAAGTTAGTGAAACTAGAGCTTAGAGCAAAACATGGTAAAAAGCGTCTGACCACTCAACAGAATGAGTATGCGTCGATGCTTTCTGAAATGGTCGCTAGAAATGTCGCTCCGAAAGATTGGAACTCTAAAAATATTCAAGAATTTATAGAAAATCCAGTAGACAGAAAGCAGTTTAATAATATCGATGAAATAGCTGCTAGTCATGACTTAGATTTTAAAATGGCAACGCTTCTTAGCTTGAGTAAAATAGAGTCATGTCAAGAGTAAGAGTCATATATCAGAATGAAGCCGTATATGTAGGCCCACCAAAAATTAGCGGTGGGGCCAACGAATCTATATTCCCCGGAAACAATATTTTAAAAAATATTTCTAATGTTCAGGGTGTTCAATATGGAATATCTGTGAATCATCAAGATATTGCAATGCTCGGCAAACGCGGCACGGAAAGAAGCGTTGTAGTAACAAAACCAGCAGTAAATTTTTCAATGACTTATGGATTTGAAGGATTTACAAATGAGAAGAAACTTGGTTTCGATTTTAATTATAGAACTGGTGATGTAAATTATGTTGATGATACATTTTCATTGTTCTTGGTATCTGGCTTTGCTAGTAATTCTGATAGAACGCTAGACAAAAGAAATTTTTATATAGCGGTGGCAAACGAAGGGGACGACGTACTTGTTCCCCAAACTGGCGCACTAGATTCTTCATCAGTATCTACTGTCATTGATGATGATTCTCCAAACTTTGATATAATAACCTTTCATGATTGCTACTTAGAAAGTTATACGCTTCAAGGTGCTGTTGGAGCAATTGCTAGTTGCGATTTAGATTATGTTGTTGAAACTATCTCTTTTAATACTTCTGGATCTGGCGTAGACGTATTGACTTATGACTCAAAAACGAGATCGCTGTTGTCTACTGGTATCAATGCATTAATCCCAAAATTTTATAGACCAGATGGACCAAAAGCTATATCGCAAGGAGATATAACTTTAGACATGATTGAGACATCTGGAAGTGTTCCAAAAAGTGGCTTTGGTTTTAGTTTTAATGATATTAAAATACAAAAATTCAATTTAACAATTGATTTCCAGCGGGATCAATTAAACTCTATTACTCATAAAGCCCCTATAGACCGACCAATAATTTTCCCTATAGGAGCAACCATACAAGTTGAGTCTTTAGTTGGAGATACGAGTAGCGGTAATTTTGCAGAATTAGCGCAGCAAGACAGCTATTACGATATAAATATAAATTTGTATAATAGCAAAAATCCTACTGATACTCGGACTTTAGGATCATCTATTTTTGCTAAAAAGGCGAAACTTGAAGGTATCAGCTATGGATTACAAATTGGAAACAATAAAACTGTATCCTTAAATTTTAAAACAGAGCTTAAAGAAGAAGATTTGTCTTACGGAGTGTTTTTCAGCGGAATATTGAATACTGGAGATATAGAAAAATTCTTATTGGAATCTGGCGCATTGTGATATAATATCACTAATGGCTAATATTAAAAATAAATTAGATTCAGTTATCGAAGAGGCGGCTCAAGAATTACAAGAAGACGTTGCTTTCATAAAGAACTTCTGGAAAATTTACAAGAATGAAGGAGCGAAAGGTCTTGCTAAAAATATTCCAGAACTATGGGACGAAATTAAAAAAGATAAATCTTTGATAAAAGCTATTAAAGTTGCTAACGATAATCCGTTTAAATATCCAGAGTTTATATTGATTTCGTTATTTTTAACTTTCAATTTCGTTTACCTATCGGTCACTTCACAATTCGTGTCTTCTCATATCAACGCCCCAGCAGCGGCGATTTTATCAGTTTATATTTTAGCAAATACATATGAAAGAGTTCGTCGCAGAGATATCGAAAAAAATTTCCCAATGGATTAATAAGAAAGTCAATTATTTTATAGTAGCTCATTTTTTGATAAATAAAGAAGAGTTGACCGACTCTGACGAGGTAATCCAAAGAGCTATCGCAGAAAATAGATTAGCAGAGCTTGAAAAAAAATCTGACCTTCTTACTGATGAAGTAGACAAAATCCAACTAAAGAGAGATAGAGTTAAAAGACTTAACTATGTACAAGGTCAGCTATTCATTATAAATGAGACTATCAAGCATTTAAATGAGCAAAAAGAGCCGCTAGTTATAGAGAGGGACATTCTTGACATGAAAATAAAAGGTCATTATCAGGGTTTATGATGTGTAAACAAAATTGTGTTACCGATACCACCTGAATTATTGACTATGGGATTTGGAGCCGTCACAGGTTTCATATTCAAGTTCATGGCTGAAAGAGCCAAGGATAAAGCTGAAGAATTCAAGATGCTTGTTCAGCGAAATGATATCGTTGAAAAAAGTAGAAAGGATGCTTCCGAAAGAGAACCGGGAGCAAATGGGAGATGGGTAAGACGAGTAATAGTACTAAGCGTTCTTTTTGGAGTTATTCTTGCGCCATTCATTTTAGCTGTAATTGGCAAAGGTACGATTGTTGAAATAGAATTGCAAAAAAGAAGTTTTCTTTTTGGACTATTTGGGGGAGGTACAGAAAAAAAGTTTGTAGAGCTTTCAAGTTACCTTTTGATACCAGAAGTAAGGCAAAGCCTGATGGCTATAATAGGCTACTATTTTGGAAGTTCAACCGCTCAAAGGCAATAATGAAGAAAATGTTCTTAATTTTATTCGTATTTATTATGGGATGCTCTAGTTTCATAGGAAGCTCTTCTCAAAAACCCTCCTCTTTGGATCATTCGAATTTAGTACCTAAAAAGGATAATAAAGATATACTCGTTTTAAGGGGTAGCTCAGAAAAAGAGTCTACGCAAATAAAAGTAAATTGGAATAAATTAATTGCATATTATTTGATAGCATTTTTTATACTTAGCGTTGGTTACGTTATTTATAAAAAAATGAGTGCGCCTACTGAAATAGAAAATCCATTTTCAGATAAAAAGGAGTGATGGTATTTTTTGGGATATTAGTATGCAGTACTTAAAAAATATTGGAATAGATGTCGGGCTGCTGACCAGTGGATTGTTTGGAGCGATTTTACTTTTGAGTAAAAATGCAGCAGAAGATTTGCGAACAACAATATTGTCTTTGATTGGCGGGGCAGCAAGCGCAAATTATATGACTCCAATTATTTTGGACTTGTTTAAAATAAACACTCCAAATGCGAATTACGGAATAGCATTTTTGTTAGGATTTCTTGGGTTAAAAGGCGTTGAGTTGGTAACAGAAAAAATGTTTGGAAAACAACAAAAAGAAGAGCCAAAAAGCTCAAAACGTAAAACTACAAGAAAAAATACAAATAAAAAAATGAGATAATATGACAGCAGATATTATAAATATTATAACTAACGCAATTTGTAACGTAGTTATATTCATATCAACGTTAGCATTTATAATTTTTTGCTTTGGAAGGCAAGACAGTGCAATTTATAAATATGGATCGTTTCAAGCTTATGGGTTAAAATTTGGTTTGGTAACTATTTCTTTAGGCAATTTATCAAATCTTCTCACGTTGAGCAATCCTCCATTTACAGAAATCATACTGAATATTGGTTTGGCGGCTTTATTTTTATGGGCGGCGGTTTTTCATTATTTTGTTTTCATTCTTAAAAAGCAGCCGGGGAAATCTATATCAAAATCTCAAATTCAAAAAGGAAATAAAGAAATCTCTGTGGGTTCGACTTGGTTGGTGAGTCTTTTAGTTCAAATTGTCAATGCGGCTTTAGTCGGATACTTAATTACTTTATGCTTTACCTGCAACTTTCTCAATGGATCTGTTGTGACGATAATCAGTATGTTTTTCATAATGATTCAAACTTGGAGTTTTTATGCGATATTCAAAACACTTAAGATACGATCCGCTTCCAAAAGTAGCGGTATAAAGAAAAAAGCCAAAATGAAAAAAGTATGAGAATTTTTAAAATATACTTCATTCTGTCTTTCTTTTTGGTGGGATGTAGTACTATAGCCAAAAATCCGGGACACGCCAAACCTGTAAAAGCCCAAGTATTAAAAAGAAGCGACGATGGGGTTTATAAGATTTCAAATGGTGGCGTATTACCAAAACAAGCAGAAATTAAAGTGGAAGACTTACCAGCCACTGATTTTGAAAAAGATAGACTTTTAGCAGAAGAAGCCGCAAAAAAAGCTTTAGATGAAAAAGAAGTTTATGAGGCAAGCAAAAATGGGTTTATAAACCTTTCTTCTCATCCTCAAAATTTAGAAAAACAAGAAACAAAAGAAGAAAATTTTATGTGGATAATAATCTTCTTTTTAATTTTACATCTTATGTCTGTAATTTGGATTGCTAGGAGCAAATGGCTCAATAAATTATTAAGATAAAGTGTATTCTTTATTTGAAGAGGGTATCGTTTATTACGAATTAGTATAAATAATAATATTTTTATATATTTTTTTAAATATTAAAAGTGTATCTATATAATAGACTAATGGAAATTGATTTCTCATCACAAATTAAGTCGGCAAAAAGAAGGGGACCAAAATCTTCTGCGCAAACTCCGTCGAAGCCGGAAGAAAAAGTGAAAGGTTCTCCGAAGAACCCTCCGGGTTCTGCTGGTACAAAGCCAGATGCCGAAGAAATTGCAGAGAAAGACTTAAAAAAGAAAGACGATAGAAAATTAATTTCTTCTCAAGCTGATTCGATAGAGTATTCGAATAAGATAATTGAGGCTCTAAAAACAAAGGTTGAAGAGCATAATTCTAAATATAGTAAAAAAGTTTCTCTAAGTCAATTAAAAAAAGTCTATCGTCGTGGGGCTGGAGCATTTAGCCAGACTCATCGTCCGGGTAAAACAAGAGGTCAGTGGGCGATGGCAAGAGTAAATATGTTTTTGCGCATGATGGCTGGAGGCAAAGTGAAAGATGCTTATAGAAAGGCTGATGGAGATATTGCCAGAGCATCAGAAGATTTAGATTTTACAGAAGCTTGGCTACCAGAAGAAGAGGATTTTGTCCAAGCAAAATTAGATGTTGATCAATACGGCATCAACATTGACGAGTTTGATGTAGATGCCGACCTATTTTTGAACGAAGATGAAGGACATTCTTCATATGGTTATAGAATAGATATTTAACTATGAAAAATTTTCAATTTACAACCAATTTTAGTTCTGTTGTAAAACCATTGGTTTCAGCAGAAAAAGATGAGTACTTGGCTCTTGCAAGCTTGATTCAACTGGAAAATTTTCTTCCTCAGATTGATACTGAGAAAAATGTCGATTTGCTTCCTATTGCGTTTAATGCTTGTGTTGCAAACAGAGTCAATAAGAACGGAGACGTAATTGATACAAAGGCGGCTATTGAGCTTTGCCAATCTTTTATCAACAAGCAGATTAATTTGGAGCATAACCGCGAAAGAGTCGTGGGAGTGATTTTAAAAGCTGGATTCAGTGCGTTTGGCTCTGATGAGCCACTCAGCCAAGAGCAAGTAGAGAAACTTGACGGTCCTTTCAATATCACCTTGGGTGGAGTAGTTTGGAGGGTCGTTAATTCTGAACTTGCAGATTTGATTGAGGATGCTAGCGATCCAACAAGCTCAAACTACGAAAAAATTTCAGCAAGCTGGGAATTGGGGTTCAATCAATACAATCTTATTCTTCTTGGACAAGGAGAAAAGAATATCGCTTATGCCGAAAAAATTGTAGAACCAGAAAAAGTTCAAGAATTTGCGTCAAACCTAAAAGCTTTGGGTGGAAGCGGAAAAATGAATGGCAAAAACGTATATCGTCAAGTGGTAGGAAACATCGTTCCTCTTGGAATCGGTTTGACGGAAAATCCTGCCGCAGATGTTAAAGGCGTTTTAACTAATACAGAAAAAAATAAAAAAATAGAAAAAAATATTTCAGAATCGAAAGAAAACAGTGTAAAGGATAATAACGTCATGAAACTTAATAGCATTCAAGATATCACAGATGAAAATCTCAAGGAGATGTCTGCTTCCGTCGTTAGCGAATTTGTCGAAAGCGAATTGAAGAAGGCATCTGAGAGTTTCCACGAAGAGAAAACAAAGTACGACGAAGCCATCAAAGCGGCAGAAGAAAAAGCTGCTCTATTGGCCGAAGAACACGAAGCTCTTAAAAAGAGTTTTGAAGAGGTCAAGAGCCAGCTTGAAGAGATGAAGGCTGAAGAGGCAGACAGACAAGCTCTTGAAACATTTAGCTCAAGAATGGCTTCTCTTGACGAACAAATTAACCTTTCTGATGCAGACAGAGAAGTTCTTGCTTCACAGATCAAAGATCTTGATGAAGAAGGATTCGAAGCATTTGCAAAAGATATTAAAATTTTGATGTCTTCGAAGTTGAAGACCAATGAGGTTGTTGCTGGCGTTCGCACTCCAGTTGCTGCTCTAGAGGTCAAGACTGAAGAGCCTATTCAGGAAAAGGCTGAAGAAGTCATCGAAGAAGCTACAGAAGAAGCTGAAGTTGAAGGAGAGGCGGTCGCCAATACTACAACACCTCAAGCTGTTTCTATGGCTGAGAAATACAAAAATGCATTTAATTTAGACGGTTTCAGTATCAAATACTAAAAAACAAAAAGATAAACTAAAATAATAAACAGGATAAAATTATGCCACAACTAAAACCATTCAGAGATTACGATGAACACGACGTAATCAACTTGTTTACTCTCAAAGATCAGAGTAACGTTAACAAGGGAACATTCGTGAAATTAACAAGCGGTCAGGGATGGGAAAGCACCGATGAAATTTTCGGTGACACCCAGAACGCAGTTGGTTCTACCAGCTACGCTGCCCGTGCTGTTTCTAATCGCTACATTGTTCAAGCCGCATTGGATATCGCTGGCTCTGGAAATGCGCCAATCGGAATGACTCTTTACGATTTGAAAGAGACTGACGAAAATGGAGAGAAACTTGTTTTCAATCCTCGCAAAGCTGCTGAAATGCAAGCTGCGATTTCTGGTCAGGCTGTTCCAGTTGCCACAAGAGGAGTATTCCTTTACAGTGGTGCCACGCTCGCTTCTCTTCCTGTTGATGCAGGAAGTATTCTTTACGCTACCGCTAACGGTGAGCTTCATACGGACGAGACTGGCAAAAAGAAAGTCGGTGTTGCCCTTGGTGCTAAGGACAGCAATAACTACGTGTTGATCAGAATCGATTGCGATCCTACACAATAGTCTTAATCGTAAACAATCAATAAAATAGGAAAAATAGAAATGAAAATTACTT